AAATCGTTCAATTAACTTCATCAAGCTAAACTTTATCGCTACACGAACTGGTGTAGCATTTAGTGAAGTGGCTGGGGCATAGGAGGTAGAACATGGCAAACGTATCAGATTTTATCTCTAAACTTAAAGGCGGAGGTGCTAGAAACAATCAGTTTAAAGTAACTATGCCGTTCCCTGGTTATGCAGCTGTTGGTGGCGAGACAGAAAGTATGGCATTTTTATGTACTGCTACTAACTTACCCCAAAGTGAACTTGGTGAATTAACTGTAAACTTCCGTGGTAGACCTATCTATATGGCAGGTGATAGAACATTCCAAACTTGGACTACAACTATCATTAACGATACTGATTTCTTAATCAGAAATGCTATTGAGAGATGGTCAAATGGTATAAACAACCATTCAGATAACGAAGGACTTGTAAATCCTGTTGATTATCAAGTGGACGCATTTGTCGATCACTTAGATAGAAACGGTAATACAATCAAGTCTTACACTTTTAGAGGATTGTTTCCAACATTGATAGGTCAGGTTGATCTAACTATGGAACAAGCAACTGCTCTAGAAACATTTGAATGTACTTGGAGATACCAATACTGGGAATCAAACACTACAACATAATGTTGAAAAAAAGGGCGTCTTTCGAGGCGCCCTAAATAATATAGTATAAGGAGAATAGTAGTGGCAGAAATATTTGGTTTCGAAATCAAGCGAAAAGACCTCAAGCCTAATAGTCAATCGTTTACTACACCGTCAAGTGATGATGGTACGCAAACGATTATGGGTGGAGGACACTTTGGAACTTATCTTGATATAGAAGGAAAAGTAAATAATGAATCAGATTTAATTAGAAGATATAGAGAGATTGCTATGCACCCAGAGTGTGATATGGCGATTGAAGATGTCATTAATGAATCTGTGGTGGTAGACGATAATCAAGAGGTTGTTCGTCTAAACTTAAATAAAGTTCCGTTTTCAGCAACTTTAAAGAAAAGTATCTCAACAGAATTTAAAACTGTACTTTCGTTATTGGAATTTGAACAAAAAGGTCATGATATATTTCGTAGATGGTATGTAGATGGTAGAATAGTTTATCATAAACTTATTGATCCTAAAGATACGAAAGCAGGTATTACAGAGCTGCGATATATTGACCCACGAAAAATTAAAAAAGTAAGAGCACCAAAACAAAAACCTGGTAATGAGTTTGCACCAATAGATAATAAAAAGCCTCAAGCCGTTGAATTTGATGATTTTTTTATCTACAATGAAAAGGGTGTACAACCTGGCGCAAGTGCAACAACAGGATTAAAGATTACTAAAGATGCTATCGCATATTGCCCTAGTGGTTTAGTAGATCAACAAAAGAATTTAGTATTGTCTTATTTACATAAGGCAATTAAACCAGTTAATCAGCTGCGTATGATTGAAGATAGTGTAGTTATCTATCGTATATCAAGAGCGCCTGAAAGAAGAATTTTTTACATTGATGTAGGTAATCTGCCTAAAGTAAAAGCAGAACAATATCTAAAAGATGTAATGAACAGATATAGAAACAAACTTGTGTATGATGCAAGTACAGGTGAAATAAGAGATGATAGACAATATATGTCTATGCTTGAAGACTTCTGGCTACCAAGACGAGAAGGTGGTAGAGGTACAGAGATCACTACATTACCAGGTGGTTCAAATCTTGGTGAGATAGATGACATTAAATATTTTCAAAAGAAATTGTTTCAATCATTGAACGTACCATACAGCAGACTTGATAGTGAAGCATCTGGTGGTTTACAATTAGGTCGTTCAACTGAGGTAAGTAGAGATGAGATTAAATTTACTAAATTTGTTTCTAGATTAAGAAATAGATTTAATAGTTTATTTCACGATTTACTTAAAACACAACTTATTCTCAAAGGTATTATTACTATCGAGGATTGGGAAAAAACACTAAGTCAAACTATAAAATACGATTATGTAAGTGACGGTTATTTTGCTGAAATAAAAGAAAGTGAAATGTTTAAAGATCGCATGGAAATATTCCGTAATATGAAAGATAATGAAATGATTGGTAATGTCTATTCAAAAGATTGGGCCATGAAAAATGTTCTTAAAATGTCTGATGAAGAAATAGAAGACATGCAAAAACAAATTGATCAAGAAAAACAAGACGCACCTAATCAAGGTGGTGATGACGAAGGAGGACAATTCGCATGAGTATAGAAGATACAAAAAATATGATTACTGCTTTAGATACAGGTGACACAATAGAAGCAGAAAAAAACATTAAGGCTGCATTAGCAGATAAAGTAGGTAGTGAGTTAGATGCTAAAAGAAAAGATTTAGCTGGCACTATCATGAACAAAGAACCAGAGGACAAAGATGGCGCTGACGCTCAATCAACTGAGATTGACGATTAAAGAAAAAGACGAACACAAGCGTTCTCTTAATTATCGCAAGCTCGCACCAAAGGTAAAGAAAGCAGTGGATGATGTTTTCGGCATGATGGCGAAGACACCACAAAAGGTTTTATCTATGTTTCCTAGAGTTATACAAGATATAGCAAAGAAACATAAAATACAACCAAAAGATATTGAAACTTATTTCGAAAAAGAAACAGGTCTAACCATATAAAGGAGAGTAAAAATGGCAATAGTAAATAAAAGAACATTAGTAGATAGTGGCACACGCCATGTCATGATGTTTGAAATTAATAACGACACCAACGATGCGGTATCAATAATAGACGCATCCGGATTACGAGGACATTCATCTAATCCAACACTAGACATTAGAAGTATTAAATGGAATACAACCGCGGCAACAAGTGATGTAGCATTTGAATTTGACGCTAGTACAGACGACCACGCAATATCAGTACATGGTAGTGGTGAGTATGGTTTTCATGGTAAACAACCAATGTTAACTAATCCAGAAAGTTCTGGCGTAACTGGTGATATAGTTATCACTAACGCAAGTGCTGTTACAGGTACTTTTATAGTCGAAGTAGTAAAATCAAAAGGTTATGCTAATTCAGGACAAACTAGATAATCAATAAAACCGTCATTTTAGAGATGAAGTAATATAAATAGAACTAAAGGGGAAAATACGCAACATGAAACTTATTAGAGAAGAAATAAATGAGGCAGAATATATTATCGAAGAAGATAATGGTAAAAAGTCTCATAAAATCAAGGGTATTTTCATGCAGGCAAACATTAAAAACCGAAATGGTCGTGTTTACCCTATGGAAGTATTAGAGAAAGAAGTTAGCAGATACAACAAAGAATTTGTACAGCGTAAAAGAGCATTTGGTGAATTAGGACATCCTGATGGACCAACTGTTAATTTAGAAAGAGTATCTCATATTATTACAGAATTAAAAGGTGACGGTAAAGGTAATTATGTCGGAGAGGCAAAGATTACTGATACACCTTATGGTAAGATTGTGAAGTCTTTAATTGATGAAGGCGCACAATTAGGAGTTTCTTCTAGAGGCATGGGTTCACTAGAGAATAAAGGCGGTACCAACTATGTAAAATCTGATTTTTATTTAGCGACTGCAGCCGATATCGTTGCAGATCCTTCTGCACCTCAAGCATTCGTCAATGGCGTAATGGAAGGTAAAGAATGGGTTTGGGACAACGGAATCATCAAAGAACAAGATGTTTTCGAAATTAAACAACAAATTGAGCGTGAAACTAGAGAGCGTAAGGCAGTAGCAGAAGCAGTAGCTTTTGATAAATTCTTACAGAAACTTACAAAATAATAAATAGTTATACGCAAAAATTTGATATCAAATTAGGAGAGTAAAATTAAAATGGCTGAAGAAATCAAAAACGAACAAGAAATCGTTTCTGAAGCTCCTAAGGGCGCAGACGCTCCAAAAGCGGGGGCTGGTAAAGCAGACCCAATGCAAAAGGGTGGCGACTATGAGGATCTTGGACCAGCACTTGTTAAACCTGATCAAAAAACAGGTCAAGACAAAGCTGACGACAAAGTGAAAAAAGACTCATCTGCTCCTACTAAAGGTGCCGCACCAGCAGAACCTATGGCGAAAGTTAAGGAAGATGCACACGATGGTGACAAAGAAGACGAGAAAGAAGACGAGAAAGACGAAGACGAAATCATGGAAATGCCAAAAACAAAGTCTGGAATGATTCAGGCAATGTATGATAACATGAACAAAATGAAAAAGTCCGACATCGCTGCGTCTTATAAAAAGATAATGTCTGCAATGCATGGTGAAAAAGAAGAAGGTATGCATGATAAAGAAGATGACAAAGAAAAGAAAGTAAACAAAGAAGCTGTAGATCAAAGAGTAAAATCTATTGATGTTTCAGATGATGTTAATGCTTTAGTTTCTGGAGATGATTCTTTATCTGAGGAATTCAAAACCAAAGCTGCGACAATCTTCGAAGCTGCTGTTAAGTCTAAAGTAAAACACGAAATCGAAAGATTAGAAGGCGAATACGCTAGTGAATTAGACGAAGCAAAATCAACTGTTAAGGAAGAGTTAACTACTAAGGTTGACAACTACTTAAACTATGTTGTTGAGCAGTGGATGGCAGATAATGAATTAGCAATCGAAAAAGGTATTAAGGGAGAAATCGCTGAAGACTTTATTGGTGGTCTAAAACAATTATTTGAAGATCATTACATTGATGTTCCAGATGAAAAATATGACGTTCTGGAAGCAAAAGAAAAAGAGCTTGAAGAAGTTAAAGCTAAAATCAATGAGATGACTGAAAAAACCATCGAAGACAAAAAATTAATCGAAGGATATACAAAAGATGAAATCTTTGAACAGACAGTAGAAGGCTTAGCTGATACTGAAAAAGAAAAGATTAAATCTTTAGTAGAAGACGTATCTTTCGAAAATGCTGACGCATACGCTAAAAAACTTTCTACAATTAAAGAAAGTTACTTTGGTACAGCGAAAGCACCTGAATCAACTGAAAATGTTGATACAGTAAATCAAGATTCTAATGATAGCAATATAGTATCAGACCTGAGTGATTCAATGTCTAGATATGCGGCTGCAATCAGTAGGGGACAAAGTAGAGATATCTACGGAAAATAAAGAAATAGGAGATATAAACAATTATGTTTAATTCACAAAACTTACAGGAAAAGTGGGCTCCGGTTCTTGAACATGGCGATCTACCAAAAATAGAAAACCCTTACAAGAAAGCGGTGACTGCTGTTATCCTTGAAAACCAAGAGAAAGCTGCGAGAGAAGACAAAGCGTTCTTGGGTGAGATAGCTAACGTGACTGGTGACAGCGCTGTAGCAAATTGGGATCCAATCCTAATCTCACTTGTTAGAAGAGCTATGCCTAACTTAATCGCATACGATATCTGTGGCGTTCAACCAATGACAGGACCAACTGGTCTTATCTTTGCAATGAAGTCCAGATTTACTTCAAACTCAGGTACAGAAGCATTATTCAATGAAGCAGATTCAGATTTCTCTGGAACTGGTACTCATAGTTCTGCTGCCCTAAACCCAGGTTTAATGAACGATACTACAACTAGTGTAACAGCTGGTACTGGTATTGCAACAGCAACTGCTGAAGCAAGTTCATCATTCGCTGAGATGGCTTTCAGTATTGAAAAGTCCACTGTTACTGCTAAAACTAGACAGTTAAAAGCAGAATACACAATGGAACTTGCTCAAGACTTAAAAGCAATCCACGGTTTAGACGCTGAAACTGAATTGGCTAACATCTTATCTGCTGAGATCCTTGCGGAAATCAACAGAGAAGTAGTAAGAACAATTTACGAAAAAGCGAAAAAAGGTGCAGGTGTAAATACTACAACTGCTGGTACTTTTGACTTAGATACAGATTCAAACGGTAGATGGTCTGTTGAGAAGTTCAAAGGTCTTATGTTCCAAGTAGAGCGTGACGCTAACGTAATTGCACAAGAAACAAGACGTGGAAAAGGTAATATCATTATCTGTTCTTCTGACGTTGCTTCTGCTTTACAGATGGCTGGTGTATTA